GGAACCAATCAGTTGATAATGGGCTAGGTGATGTTCGTATAGAACGAGTAAACCCAGTTGATTTTTATCCTGAGCCTAATGCAACCACGATAGAAAACTGTAACTATATTTTTGTTAAGCGTTATATTAGTCGATTTGACTTAATCAATGAATATAAAAATAGACCTGATGTATTAAAGAAGATTGATAAATTAACTACAGAGTCTACACGAATTACAGATGCTGCTGAAAAGCGTACTGACTTAGTTGTAAGTATGGAGAATGAAGAAGGTGGCACAAAAAATAATGCTCAAGGCTATATGAATGAAGGGTCTTTAGTTCCTTCTAATACCACTGAAAACATTGTTTTATGGGAATGCTATCTTAAAGATGACACTGTTCTTGTGCCATTAGATAAAGATCCTGGTCAAGAAAAAGAAATGAAAACTGAAGAGCGCTTTAAGTATCCTAACGGTCGCTTAATTATTTATTCAGAAAAAGAAATCTTAGACGATAAACCTATCGATTATCCTTTTGGATTTCCATTTGAAACATTTAGCCCAACACAATCAGATAGCTTAGTTGGCTTTGGTGATGTCGAAGATCTTTGTAGCACGCAAGATAAAATTATTGATGCATATTACAAGTTGCAGCAATTATTAATGAAATACAAATCTTTCTTAGTAGTACAAGAAGATTCTATCCCTCGTAATACATTAGAGAAAAACTTTGATATTGTTTATAGTGTCCCTGGTAGTGCTGGTACGCCACCTATTTTGGTAACTAATAAGCTTACACAAGACATACAGATTGTAAGGCAGCATATACAAGACTTAAAACAGGATGCATATAAGATTGCTCGGATTAATGAGATTATGCTTTCTGGTGAGCGTCCTGTTGGTGTTAACTCTGGACAAATGGTAAGAGATTTAATTGAATCACCAATGTCTTCTATTAGAGAGATACAACGTAACTTTAAAATGTTTTTATCTGGTATTAGTAATAAAGCAGTTACATTAATACAGCTATATTATAATCAGCCTAGAATAATACGTATGGCAAGTGGTAGTCAGTTTGCATCTATGCAGCCAGATGAAATGGGGCAAATGCAAATAAACATATATGACAGAGACATGATGACTAATGAGTTATTAGCTATCGATACAATTAAGAGTGATTTAACTTTAGGTGAGTATGAAGTAGAAATAACAGCTGGTAGTTCATTACCTCAGTCACAATCGGCATTAGCAGCTACGACATTACAATTAGCTAATCAAGGTATATTTGGTGATATAAATGATCCTGATGTTAAAGAACTTATACTTCGCACATTAGACTACCCAAATTACAGAGCAATCATAAATAAACAGAAAGAGCAAAGAGATGAAGCAATGCAGGTCCCAGTACCTGAGCCTGATTTTAATAACTACATAAAGAATGTAAATATGTCATTAAAGGATATTGTTGAGCTGATTGGGGTATTACCTCCAGAGCAACAATACTCTGCAATACAAACTATTACAGAGTCTCTAGGTCTATCTTTGCCAGTAGCCCCTCAACAACCTGTAGCTTCAAAGATTAATACAGTTGATACTACTGGCATCCCTTCATATATAACAGGGATAGGATAATGTTAAGTGCGGAAGAGAAGTATAAACGCTATGACCGAAGTACTAATAAGAAAATGGCTGAGTATAATCGCTCCGGCGGTAATGTTGCTCGTCCTGTTAGGGATGTTAGTAAAGCTAGTCCAGCACGTAAATTTACCAGAGGAAAATTCTTACTACGAAAAGCAACACAAATACTCAAATCAATGCCCGCTTTAAAAGACAAGCACGGTCGTCCAACGCCTAGTGCAATGCAGTTTAAACGATGGGATGCGCCAATGCCTAAAAACATGTCTGACGTTCGTCGTCTTAAAGAAATTGGCAAAAATATTGTTAAAAAATATAAAAAATAGCGGTAGTTAAAACTTGTAGGGCCCTACCGCTAAAAATCTTAGCAATCTCATTTATATAATACTATATTTTTATATTGTTTCTTGTAATTTTTTTACTCGTCTATAAAATGTAGGCACTGATACACCTCTAAATTGACATGCTTCTTGTATAGGTATTCCACTTGTAATATCTTGCATAACAAGTTTTACTCTTTCGTTACTTATTTTTAATGGCCGACCTGTTAGTTTTCCTTCACGCTTTGCTTTTTCTCTTCCAGCACTTGTTCTTTCTAATATGCATGTGCGCTCATGCTCAGCCATAATTGCTAAAAACTGTGCAAACATTTTACCGCTTGGCGTGCTTGTATCTATGCCGTCGTTAATTGATTTAATATATATTTGGTTTTTACTAAGCGTATCTAATAGTTTTATTGTGTCACTTGTTGATCGTGACAATCTGTCTAGCTTAGTTACAAGTAACGTGTCATGTGCTTGTAAATTTTCTAAGCAATCCTGTAAAGCTAATCGTGAAAGGTCTTTACCTGACTTTTTTTCTTCATAGATATACTTAGCTCCATTTTTAAGTAATGCTTCTTTTTGTATAGTTAAATCTTGATCAGTTGTACTAGCCCTTGCGTAACCTATTATCATAAGTTTTCCTTTAAATCTAAAATAAAAGATTCCATCTTATTTATAAGTTCACTTACATGATTATATCTTGCTTGCGGATGTTGTACGCTACCTACATGGTATTGTTTTTTTTCTTTTACTAAAACAGCTACAAATTCAGAGTCCATAATTTTTATATCTTTTAATTCATATCCAGGATTATCGTAAATATATTTATTTATCTCATGTTCAAAGTCTTTATGTTCCATGTAATCAGTATCCTTACCCGGAACAAGGTTGGAAATTATTTTTATCATATGCAATCACTCCTTACTAATATGATAAGCCTTTTTTTGTGATTTGTAACTTCTATTATCATAATTACTGCTTTTTTATGGCTTATGAGAATGTACTTATGAGAATGGCTTATGAGAATGATATTTACGTATAAAAAAAATATATATGAATTTTCTCTGTTATTTCTTAAAAGTTATAATTTATGAAAGTGTTCACTATAGCGTTGGTGAATGATTTGGTGAATAATAAAATTAATAATATGATATTATAAAAACGTAATCATATATACACAGGCGGCTTCTGATTTCGTACAACATTATTGTAAATATTATTGCCATTTACAATACAGAAGTCGTCAATTTTTTAGTCTAAGTTACAGGAATATGTTATATTAGTATTAACTTTTTTCCCAAAAAGTTATAGCCAGTATAGCGCTTTATACTGGCTAGCTCATTACATTACAACGCAACACTTATTTTTTTTATATACTTCACAATCATATCTATTATCAAGTATGTTAAGCTCATAACTCTCTGACAGATACCACTCTGGTATTTTTTTTTGAAGCTTTTCTGGTTCTTTTTTAGTTGGTGGTTTGTAACCTAAATATTCATGTACAAAATTATTTTTAGATTTAGGTCTTGACCACGCATCAAGAACATCTTGAATAAAATCAGGATGAACAGAATTATGAACATCAGATCTGGGTTCTTTTAAGTTACTTATTGCAGATGCATACATTTCTCTCTCTTCTTCACTTTGATTTAAAACACCAAACATTAAAGAGCATAGTTCTATGCCTTTTTTTTCAGTGTAATTTATTTTCTTAACTTTAATCTGTTGATGAGTTAATTGTACACCACCAAATACATTCACTATGAATTTATCAGGCCTAGTGCTTTCATAACCATATATGATAGCTGTTGGTACTCTTCGTGGTGTTTTTGGCGGCCTATAATTTTGTAAACACACATCACAAAATGTCATCTTTTTTCCTTCTCTAATTAAGTGTTCGATTATGGGATATAAAAGTGTGACACACCATACTGTTTGAAACGCTTCTTTTAAATGTGGTAGGCTTGCTAGATATTCATACATACTTTTTAAGTGTTCAGTGTCATTGCTGGTTTTTCTTATATCCTCGCCATTACTGTATTTGTCGAAAGCATCAATGTATATCATTACATTGGGCCATACTTTTCCGTTCTGATCTTGGTCCAATCCCATTAATTTACCTCGAACAGTTAAGCCACTAGATACTAAATTTTCATAGCATTTATCCTTTGTAAAATTTTCACAATAACGTTTTTTGTCATTATAGGATTTTTGCCAGAGTGCGTTATCAGTATCGACATCTACAAACCCAATATTTTTTAATTTGCGAATTGCTTCTCGAAGAGACATTTTACCAGATTCAACTGCCTCGAATATCCTACACTGTTCTTGTACTTTTTCTTCAGTAATTAAATCATATGGAAGCATAAAATTTGCACAAGACGTATGCATTTTCATTTCGTAATCTAATTTTGCAAACGCTTCGGCTATGTATGTGTCATGACAACTACTTTCGACAACCATGTATCTGTGTTTAATGTTTGTGAAACTTAACCAAGGCGTTTCACGTTTTCTGATCATACAGTCAATTTCATGTGCCAAATATTCAAGTTTACTAGCCCACTTCTTCATATGTACATATTGGCATTTGCAGCTTAATGTAAAAGGAAACTCTAAATTATCTTTTATATCTAAACCAATTATATTTGTTCGGTCTAGCTCTACGCCTTCAGGTGGGCTATAAGTTGCTGATTCAACATTTCCTTGATTATGAGAAGTAGATACGGCTGTACTTTGTGTCGTTGGCCCAACATCAATATCACCAGTTCGTAAGTCTTGTCTTATTTCAGCTAGTGTTTCATTAACAACTTCACGTGATTGTTCTCGTGTATATTGTTCGTTTCTTACAACAATCATAAGCTCATAAATTTTATCTACAAAATCAGAATTGTATTTTTGATGATTTGTACCATATCCCCGATGGGTAGATCGATTTGTATCGTAGCTACTTTCATTTTTAGGTAAATAGAGTCCTAAATTATCTGT